GGGCAAAGCCCAGAATCGCATTACCCCTATTGTAGGGCAATGATGCACATCTAGTTATCTAGATGGTAGCGATGAATACACCGCTGCGTGTCCGACGCGTTTTAACAGGCGCGTCGAATATATCTTCCCTGTGCGGGAAGCCATCCGTAAACTCATTATAGTCTACGTGCAACATGGAACCGGGATCTTCCACCCATGTTGTGTCGGCAGGTACGTCCTGCCACGGCCCTAGTGACGTTATGTCACAGGTCCTACCCACTAAATAAATTAGTGGATCGCACGCGATCACTTTCGTGCTTCGGCCCCTATTTTGTAGGTGCCGCAAAACTTTGATACAAAGTTTTATGTCTCGGGTAACGATCCCGAGATATTCCTTTGCATCCTCCACCTTTAAGGTATGTAGGATGTAGGAATCCGACTCCAAATATAAATTGAGTCGGTCCACAACCCTCTTTGGAAGAGGCTTGTGTGTCTGAATCATCTCTAAGATGTCAGGCAAGGACTGTGTCTCAAAAGAGACATTCTCCTTTGCCCAGAGATCTAAAATCTCTCGGGCGGATGGGTACTTCGTCTTATCGAAGTCCCACCCTAGATACATGGGGTTTATCCCTTGTATCTCACTACGGCGTACATAGTAACCGTAGTCGTTCTGGAAATTAAATCCAGGACTCTTCCAAGTGTCAATCAGACCTTGGTAGTCTACATGGGGGTCTTGTGTATGTCCCCCCGTGTAGTTCCTGTCTATATTAAAGACAGGCTCTGGCGGTGTTCTACCAGCCAGTAGAGCTGCATAATAGCAGTTCTTCGCCAGATCAAAGAAAACTTGTTCTGGCGTCATGATCTCATCGAATCTTAAAGATTGCAGCATGAGTCGTGCGTTGTCATTATCGGGAATGACAAGGGAAGAAGCAGGTAAAATCTTCTTCATATCTACCAGTTTAGGTAGATAAAGGTGGTGTTTATTTACCACCTTGTCCAGTCGTTCCGACCGGACAAACCTGTGGGAGAATTTGTTCTCCAACAGGCTGTTGAGGCGATATTTCGCCTCACGAGGATTGTAGCATTTATCGTCTACAACCCTCTCGAGGAATTTCGCGCTATGCGGAAATCCCCCGTCCCCCCCGATTTCTACGGGGGTGTAGGGACACAATGTGTCACTATCCTGCGGCACAACAATGTGCTGCAGTAGGGAAGCGACTGTAAAAATACGCTTCGCCTCTGTGTTGACGTTGTCAACCCAGCGCGCCTCCTTTCCCAGGAGCGCGAACCTACCTATGTTTGACATAGAGTAGGCATCTGTCTCAATTACTTGAGGCAGAAGGAGTCGTATTCTTGGATAATCCAAGTAATCGAGCTCCTTGCCACGTCTCATACGGACGTGGTTACTTTCACTCGCCCTTTGGGGGAGTAAAGTCCCTTCTTCGCAGTAAAATGCGAAGGAGTCTGACACGAATGTGTCATCATCTGAGACCCTAAAGATCTCAGATAGTGTCTCGAGATGACCCTCGAGAACACGACGATCGCTTGATAAAGCGATTTCGTCGTCTCCAACTAACGTAAAAGTTCGGAGACCACTCTTCTCACAGCAATAGAGATGAGCGATGGTGAGTATGACTTTTGTCATCATATCACCCATCATCCAGCCTCGGCGCCGGACGACCAGACGGTAGTTACCCCAACCGTCTGGGACAAAGAAGAATCTTTGTCCGCAGTACTTGGTTTTTGCAAGTACTGCAAGCCCCAATGGAAAATTAGGGCAATCAGCCGCTTCTATAAGCGCCTGCCAGATCTGGCGTGCAACCGAAAGGTTACCCCAGTCTGTAGCCTCCGACAAGTCTGTCGAGAGAGCAAGGACATGATTTTCTATCAAGTCCTCCCAAGCCACATTTTGTGGATTGAGTGTCTGTTGGAGAAATCTCCACAGATGTCGGTCTGCCTTAAGGCCAGACCTTACATGTTTCGATGTTAAACATCTTTGAAACATGTGCGCCATCACTCCCATTACCACTTGGTAAGCGAATGGCGCCACGGTTATCGTCCGGGCCTTGCCCGGTTCAGCGACACCGTGTACCCTGACGCAGGATGTATACGTCGGGGAATTGAGCAGTGTATAAACTGCCCAATCGACAAGATCCTTGGCGGATCTTGTCGGTCTCGGTTCACATGGAGTGAACTCGAGCGTACGGAGGTCGTAACTTCCGTACACACTCTTGCACCGGGCAAGATGTGAGAGGTAGGCTGTTTTGCCTCCCTCTTTCCTGGTTGATTCCAGGCAGGATGTCGTTCCAACCGACACCTTGGCGTCCGCTCCACGAGCGGCCGTCGCACAGACCGTGACATTCCTTAGAATGTCTGGTCTGAGCCGCACCGACCTCCCGGGGTCGGTTACGGTAGCTTCGAATCTTTCGAAGCTGTCGCGGATCATTACGCTGTCCGCGAGTCCTGTGGCTCTTGTTTGAGTCCACAGTAAACAGTGCCTGCCGAAAGCGGCAGGACTGTCCCAAATATCTCTTTTTTTAGCGATATTTAGGTAGACCAGCATGTCTGGTCTACACCGGGTTCCATTAAAGGAGCCGGTTAAAGCAAATGTCTTTCGCATTTGCTTTTTCAGGGTCTTAAAAGACCGCTGAAAATGTGCATAATTATTAGCACAGTTCTCCAGTGCCCAGTTCACTAGAGTGTCGACCACTGCGTGGTCGGGATCCTCTACGCATTCAATAACGTAGGGGAGTACCGCGGCTTGCGCGGTATGCCACCACTGTCGAATGTGGTGGAGCTCACGGTTCTCGAGCTTTGCTCTGAGACGTGAGCGGAACGCTGTACTGGTTCGCCAGTACAGGTTACGCAACAGTATGGACTGTTGCTCTCCTGGAGTAAACTCCGAGAGATACTTCGGCGCACCTCGGCGCCGGAGAGCTCTTTCTTGGAAAGAGGGTGAGACCCGTCTCTCAAAGAGATCGGGTACGCTACGGAATTCTCCGTAGTATGCCTCCAGTTTCTGGAGGTACGTAGAGTTTGACTCTACGATGATTCTGGGCCCTGCCCTGCCTGTAGCAGGTAGAGGGGGGGCCCAGCGAGTTGTCAT